CACAACTTACTACGGTAAGAAAGCGGCAGGAGATATAGCATGAGTAACATTGCACGAGTAGCAGGACAGGCAGCTAATACTCTGGTTAAGCCTTTGAACGTAGAGGATGTGTTTAGTACTTATTTGTATGAGGGGAATGGCTCCACACAAGCGATCACCAATGACATTGACCTTGACGGTGAAGGTGGTTTGGTTTGGATTAAAAATAGGGATTATACTTCTGACCACGTGTTATACGATACAGAACGTGGTGTTTCGACAAAACTTGTAACTAATAGTACGGCAGCAGAGGTTTTTGCATCTGGACAAGGCATAACATCCTTTAATACAGATGGGTTTACCATATCAACAGGCGATAACGACTATAATTCCCTTTCTAGTTACGCCTCTTGGACATTCCGCAAAGCCCCTAAGTTCTTTGATGTGGTGACTTGGACTGGGGATGGAACTGGAACAAGAGACATACCACATAATCTAGGAACAACTGTTGGTATGATTGTTATGAAGCAAACACAATCAACTTTATATGATTGGTTTGTATATCACAGAGGCTATACTTCAAACACAGGTAGGCTCAATTCAACAGATGCATTTAATACAAGTTCACTTATTTTACGTCCAACCCCAAGCCAAGAAACAACACACTTTCAAGTTTCTGGCACCTATAATGGCTCTGGTCAAACACATGTAGCCTACCTATTCGCCCACAACGATGGTGATGCTTCGTTCGGCCCTGATGGTGATGCTGATATTATCAAGTGTGGGAGTTATACGGCAACAAATAACGATAGCACTGCTCCTGAAATTAACCTTGGGTTTGAGCCACAGTATCTACTAGTCAAGAATGTTAGCTCTGCACATAATTGGTATGTTCTTGATACTATGCGTGGCATACCGTCTGGTGGGACGTATTCCTATTTAAATCCAAACTTGTCTAGTGCAGAAGCTACTAGTAGTCCTTCAACAAAACTTACAGCGACAGGCTTTATTCCACAAAATCGCCTTAATTTTGGCAATACAAACACCTACATCTACATAGCCATTCGCCGTGGCCCTATGGCTGTGCCGACTGATGCGACTGATGTGTTTGCTATTGATACTAAGAATAGCAGTGGTGACAACACTGACCCAACATGGGACTTAGGTATAGTCACTGATATGGCAATACAAAAGTTTAACAAAACAACAGCAACAACACCCCTTATAACATCAAGGTTAACTGGAACACAGTATCTCAAAACCAGTGAAACTGATGCGGAGACTTCTAACTCAGGCATGAATTATGACCACATGACAGGTGTTGGAACTGGAAATGGTAGCACCACTGATGTTAATGACATTGTGTGGGGCTGGAAACGTGCCCCCAACTACTTTGATGTCGTTGCTTACACGGGGAACGGAACAGCAGGGCGTACTGTAAGCCATAACCTTGGTGTTGCACCTGAGATGATGTGGGTGAAAGATCGTTGGTCATCTACTTTTTGGCGATGTTATCATTCAGGTATTGATGTTAATGGTGATAATGCTCCAGAAACAGACTACATATCTATAAACTCTACAGCAGCAGCTTTTGACGCACCTGACTTTTGGAACGACACTGCCCCAACAGATACAGTTTTTACTCTTGGTTCTGGTAATGATGTAAACAGGTCTGGTAACGCTTTCATAGCCTACCTATTCGCAAGCCTAGCTGGTGTGTCTAAGGTGGGTAGTTATACTGGGAATGGCTCTAGTCAGACGATTGACTGTGGGTTTAGCAGTGGCGCTAGGTTTGTGTTGATTAAGAGGACTGATAACATTAGCAGTTGGTTTGTATTTGACACTACAAGAGGGATTGTATCTGGCAACGACAAGTTATTATTCCTAGATACACAGGCGGCAGAAGAAACAGCCTATGATAATATAGACCCTGATAGCTCTGGGTTTATCATCAACAATACAGGCTGGGGCGAAAACGCTTCAGGCGGTTCATACATCTTCTACGCAATTGCATAACACAAAGCAAACATAAGGAGAACACAACATGTATGCTAAAATTAACGGTGGAACAGTAGTAAAGTTCCCATACACATTCGGAGACTTACGTAAGGATCACCCTAACGTATCCTTCCCTAAGAACATCACACAGGGTATCATGCAGAAGTATGGCATGGTAGGTGTACTAGAAGGGCCAAAGCCTACTCTAGGGGCTTACCAGACAGCACAGCGTAATGCTCTACCTACACGTCCTGTCATTGGTCAGTACACAGAAGAAGATGCACCTATGCCTGAGATGGTAGGTGAAGACATCATTGCTGGTTACTGGATGATTGAGTACACAGCAGTAGACATGTTTGCTGATACTACAGAGACAGACGAGGATGGTAACGAAGTAGTCACAACTAAAGCAGAACATGAGGCAGCATATCAGGCTACACTAGATGCTAAGACTGCTGAGACTAACCGTAAGACACGTGATGATCTACTAGCTGAGACAGACTATCTAGCTCTATCAGATAACACACTCACTGCTGAGATGACTACGTATCGTCAAGCACTACGTGACATTACTGCACACGCTAACTGGCCTAACTTAGAAGAAGCTGATTGGCCTGTTAAACCGTAATAAGACTTGACTTTTCAGCATTTATGAGTTAAACTATGAGTGAAGTAAATCTTTCCCCAGAAGAGCTAGAAGAGATGCTAGATCGTGCAGCTAGGCGTGGAGCTAAAGAGGCTCTACGCTCTATCGGCTTATTGGATGACTCAGCACAAAAAGATATTACTGAGATGCGTAGCTTACTAGAAGCATGGCGTGATACTCGTAAATCTGTGTGGTCTACTGTAACGAGACTAGTCACTGTCGCTGTACTGACATTTATTGCTGGCGCAGTATGGATGACAATGAATAAATAACAAGGTAAAACATTATGGCTAAACGTTTTGGTGGATTCACACCGCAACAACAACAAACACTGTTATCTAAGATGGGCTACACAGGCCCAGCGCAACAGGATGACATTAATAAGTTCATGATGTCTAGCCCTAAAGCTGCATCAATGATGGGACGCTATGCACAGATGGCTAAAGCTCGTGTCGAGGGTGGCCCACAGATGGCTATGCAAGTAGGTGGCTACATGGCTCCTCCTATGCCTATGCAGCAGCAACCTATGATGCCTCCACTAGACTACAATCGCTTGTATGCTCAACCTAATATGCAACAGCAGCAACAGCCTATTGCTATGCAAACAGGTGGCTTTGCTATGGGTGTAGGGCAACAAGGTGGTACACCTCAACAGCAAGGCGGTCAGTTTAACTCTATGGAAGAACTGATGGAGTACCAAAAGAAAAACCCTACAGCTAATCTAATGGGTGAGTATCAACGTTTACAACAACAAATGGCTGGTACAATGGGTGGCGATGCAGGTGTCACTCCGTTGCCTAACCCTAACCCTGACCTTGAATTTCCTGATCCAAAGCGTGATAATGAGATAGAACAACCTATAGGAGAACCTGCATACGATCCATCACAGGGTCTACCTGAAGCTGTAGAAGCCCCTGATGTTACTTCTTACTTAGAAGGTACAGGTGCAGGTAATACTGCCCATCTTAAAGAAGGTGTTAAAAACTTATTAACTAGTGGTGACTTGCCAGAAGACCCTAGCAACTACACTATTACTGGTGGTAAGCGTAACTGGATTATTACGTTTGATAATGGTCAAACAGTAAAGTCAACTGTACGTAACCCTGCAAGTGCTGAGAATGATGCAAAAATTATTGCTGAAGCTATAAGTGGCTATAAAGAGAGTGACATCTATAAAGGCTATCAACAGCAGAAACAACAGTATAACCAACAGATAGAGCAATACCAGCAATACCAATCAGACCAAGCACAAACTGCAGCAGATGCACCTGTGTTTGAAACTATTGATGCTGCACAGGGTGCTGTTACTAAAAGTCAAAACCTTATTGCTAACTACATGAATCAGTTAGCTGGGTTAGAGCAAGACGATCCACAACGTGAGACACTAGAGAAGTTTATTGCTGATGAGCAGATTAAGCTTAACCAATCTAAGGCAGGACTAAAGCAAGCACAGGATCGTGCAGCAGCAGAGCGTAAGCAACAACGTATGCAGTCTACTACTGAGTTTGAGGCTGATCCAAGTGCACAGGTTGCTACTGCTGATGTAGCTACTATAAGTGAAGCTCAAAAAGAAGCTGGCATGATGGCTGAAGGTGTAGGTCAAGCAGGTGATACTACAGCAGCAAAAACTACAACAGCCGATGCTGCAGATGATGTTGCAGCACCTATAGTAAAAGAAGCAGCTACATATGACGCTACTAAAGTTACACCTGCAATAGAGGAAACAGTTAAAAAGCTTGAAGCTGCTACAGGTGAACCATCTGAAGGTGCACTAGCTAAGGGTGCTAGTATGTCACCTGAAGAGTTGTCTTCATTAGGTCTTACAGTAGATCAGATCGAAGAAGCTACGCAAGTCATGGCACCTGATAGACTTGAAGTACAGCCAGAAGAGATGATCTCAGGTACTGTAGACTTTGAACGTGCTAAAGCAGAGACTAACTTTGAAGCAGCTACTGGTGTTCCATCTACTGAGGCTACAGTACAAGGACAGCTTACTAACCTACTAGAGCAGTTTGAGGGTGGGGAGACACCAGCATGGGCTGCAGGGGCTATGAGGGCTGCTACAGCAACGCTAGCTGCTCGTGGGCTAGGTGCATCAAGCATGGCAGGACAGGCTATTGTACAAGCTGCTATGGAGTCTGCGCTACCTATTGCACAAGCTGATGCTGCTACTCGTGCTAGCTTTGAAGCTCAGAACCTGTCTAACAGACAGCAAGCTGCTATGTTCGCTGCTGAGCAACGCTCTAAGTTCCTTGGCATGGAGTTTGACCAAGAGTTCCAAGCACGTGTGCAGAACGCTGCACGTATCGCTGATGTAGCTAATATCAACTTTAATGCTGAACAGCAGATTGCACTAGAGAATTCACGACTAGCTCAGACTGTAGATATTGCTAACTTAGACGCACGTAATGCTAAGATTATGGCAGATGCAGCAGCTATGTCACAAGTTGATATTACTAACTTAAACAATAGACAACAGGCTGCTATCCAGTATGCTAACTCTTTCCTACAGATGGACATGGCTAACCTGACTAATGAGCAACAAGCTACTATGTTTAAGTCTCAGTCTATCGTACAGTCATTACTTTCTGATCAAGCTGCTGAAAACGCTGCTGAACAGTTCAACTCTACATCAGAGAATCAAACTAATCAATTCTATGATAGCCTTACTGCACAAGTAGATCAGTTTAATGTAGATCAAAGTAATGGCATGAAACGTTTTAACGCTGGTGAAGCTAATGCTATAGAGCAGTTTAACAAAGAACAAGAAAACAGACGTGAAGAGTTTAATGCTACTAACGCTCTTGTTATTGAGCAAGCCAATGCTAAGTGGGCGCAAGACATTGCACTAACTGATACTGCTGCAATAAACCAAGCTAACCGTGATGCTGCTCGTGCAGAGAATGATATGTCTTTAGCTGTGTATGAAGCACAAATGCAAGCTGAACGTGATCAGATGAGTTACGCATTCCAGACAGCTAACAATAACGCTGATCGTGCTACAGAGATTGCACTACAGACTATGCGTAACGAAGCTTCTGCAACTACAAGCGCTGCAACTAAGTCTGCTGCACTAGCATCAGCAGCAGGTGCAATCATCGCTGAGATTATATAAGGTAAACCCAATGGCAGACTATAACTATAAAATAGACCTAGATGAACCAGTAGAGATGGGCAGTAAGTTTAAGCCTCGTAGTCGTGGTATAGGTGTTCAACCTGAGAAGGAAGAACCTGAATCAGATAGCTGGTCTGATATGTTCTATGGGTTACTACAGGGTTACTTCGGTGATGAAGATGAAGCTAAGAAAGCTCTAACTACTGAGCCTGAGAAACCTTCGTATGACATGGATGATGCACTACAAACGCTTAAGAGTGTTAACCTACCATCACGTATATCGGAGCCTGTTATAGAAGGTGAGCCTGAAAAGTTTTCTATGCCTAAACCTGAACCGTTTGAACTAGAAGTAGATACCATTGGTAACGAAGCATTAGACAGAAACGCAACACGTTTGGTTGACGTTACAGATACGGAAGAAGGTAAGCTATCCAATGAAGAAGCTTTATTTGAGATGGGTAAACAGATTCGTGAAGAGACTATCAAGACTGAAGGTCTTATGTCTAAGCCTGATGGTGATAGCGCTGACGGGGTGCAGCCTACAGATGGGAAAGACTTTGAGACACGCTTAGAGGAGCGTTTAGTAGAGCTAGAAGGTTTTGAGGCAGAAGCATATAAGCCTGACGAAACAGAAGAGTACTACACTATTGGTTACGGTCACTACGGTGCTGACGTTAAAAAAGGTACAGTATTAACTGAAGCTGAAGCTAGAGAGATGTTACGAAAAGACATTAAGAAACGTATGCCACAGATCAAAAAGTCTATTAAAAACTTTGACTCTTTATCGGATGACCTAAAAGTAGAAATAGCACAAAGTTGGTTCCGTGGTGGTATCTCAGGTAGTCCTAAAACAATTAAACTTATCAATGCAGGTAAGTTTGAAGAAGCGGCTGCAGAGTTTTTAGATAATGAAGAATATCGTACTACAAAACTCGGTGGCGTAAAAACACGTATGGAAGCTTTATCTTCTGCTCTTAAAGCAGAGGCTGTCTAATGTTCGGCTTACCCCTAGAGTTAATCACTATGCTATTCTCCACTGTGCTAGGTGGGGTTATGTCTATCTGGGGGCAGTCCATGAAAGCCCGTCAGATGCAGAACGAGATGCTCATGCAACGTGCAGAGTTTAACCGTAGTGCTGTAGCTGATGCACGTGATGCAGGTAAGACAGACAAACACTTTGCTTGGACACGTAGGCTTATCGCTTTATCTGCTGTATTCTCTATTATTGTCTTGCCAAAGCTAGTCGCTGTATGGTATCCTGATGTCAGCGTATATGTAGGTTACACTGAAGCTACTGGTGGTCCGTTAGCTTGGCTCTTTGGTCCAGCAGAATCAATACAGTGGAAGATGGCTAAAGGCTTTGTAATAACTCCACTAGACACACATATAGTATCAGCCATTGTAGGACTCTACTTCGGCGCAGGTTTCACTAAATAAGGTATAATTGAAATGGCAGAAGCATCAGACTTTTTTAGAGGTCCAATTCCTGGTCAGTCTTTAACTACGACACCAGGTAATTACCCTTGGGAGAAACCACCTGAGATGGTGGAAGTAGAAGATGTCGTTAAGTTCTATGTTAATAAACTAGCTAACCAAGACGTTATGGATGACTTGGCTGTTATGTTTGAAGCTGACATGCCTGTATCTTCTTTTGTTAAGACACTTATGACAAGCGGTACTATGACAGGTCGCCACACAGTAGATGCAGGTATATTAGCTGCACCTGCTATTCACGCTTTTATTAAAGCTGCTATGACCCAGTACGGCATTGAAGTACGTGATGAACCATACGATCCTAAGAAAGACCCATCTGCTAGAGAACAGAAACGTCTTGAGATGCGTATCAAACTTGCTATGGCAGAAGCAGAAGCTGAAGATAGAACTGCAGAGAATGACCCTGGTGTAGCTCTATTAAAAGAGATGCAAGAGGCTACTGCAGGTGAGGGAGAGGAAACACAAACAACACAAGCGGAAGCTGGTGCTGCAGAGGGCGGCATGGGCTTGATGTCTAAGGAGTCTTAAGATGGCGGGTTTTGATTGGGGCGCATTCGCCACTGGGTTTTTACAACAAAAAGTAAAGAACATACGTGAAGCTAAAGAGGATGCTAAAGATTATGAAGAGCGTCAACGTGAACTAGCTGAGCGTAACAAACTCACTATCTCTAAGCGTAACGCTGTAGCTAATGAAGTTATCAGCATCACTAACATGCTTCGTGATAATGGTGCTAGCCAAGCTGTGATCCAAGCTGCTGTGTCTGCTGGACCAAAAGCTATTGCTGATCTAGCTAACAAGGTAAACAATGCTCGTGACATCTACGGACGTAAGCTTAACAGTGATGACATTGAAACGCTAGTCAACATGCCTGAGAACTTCTCTGTGATTGACATGGATACAGAGGACTTCATTCGTAAGACATACGGTCTAGGCTACGAGGGCGCTGGGACAACTGAGTCTAAACCAGAGCGTACTCTTATGGATCGTCTTAGTGGGCGTAAGCTACGTGATGAAGCTCGTTATCGTCTAGACAGTGAAGTTATACAAGACGGTCTTACAGCATATGACATCAATCAGATGGCTGCACAGACAGACTATGAAAGCCTTGTACCAGGTACGTTTATTACGTTCAACGAAGTGAAGTACTTCAACCCTGCTACAGACATGGCTAGCTTCTCTCGTACATTCACTAGCTTAGTTGATGACGTAGAAGACTCAGCAGAGTACTCAGCTATCAAGTCTCGCATTGAGCAGATCAAGTTTAGTGAAGACCTAGATGATACACAGAAAGCAGAACAGATTGCTGCAGAGCAAGAGAAGCTTGATGATCTATACTTAAAGTCTGTACAACCTACAATCGACTCTATGGTTTCTACATACGGTGATACGTTTGTTGATGCAACACAAGGCTTCTTGCGTAACTATCTAAGTGATGCATACGTTGACAGCCTGTCGTTTGAACCAGAGGAAGACGAAGAGGAAGTAACACCAGAACGTAAGCCTGTACCTGAAGTAACTACAGATGATCTTACTGAGGCCACACCCCCTGAAGTACCTGTAATTGATCTACCTACTATGGAAGCTCCTGAGAGCGAAGAAGCTGGTCTTATGGCTAAACCTAAAAAAGACGAAGACGTTGTGAAAGGTGAAGTAGACGAAATAGGTTTACCTGAAGTACAAGAAGGTATGCTTGAAGGTACTATCACATTAGAGCAGTGGGAAGGTATGTCTCGAAAACAACGTGAGGCGCTGGGGTTACCTACAAGTAAGGTAGGTATTCAACAGATTACACGTAACGGTATTATTGAACTACCTAAACCTGAAGTAGCTGTACCTCCTGTAGAATCTGTACGTGAAAAAACTGAGAAGAAGTTTGGTCTATCAAAAGAAAGACAACAAGAACTAATAGACTCAGGTGATGCTACAGAGATGGACTTCCAGTTGTTAAGCGATAGTGGTGATGACATTCTAGACTTTATTAAGGATGGCGGTTATAGCCTTAGCAGCATGGGTGTAACAGAAGGTCTGTCGGATTGGGCTGAACAGAATAAGAAGCAGCTACCGTTTAATATGAACTTCTTAATACGTTTTGTTGTTGGGACACTAAGAGCATCGCAGGAGTAACGCATGGCTGATTACAAATACAACTTTGACTTTGCCTTAGATACTGACGAAGAAGAAGATGCTCTTCAAGTAGACACACAGGATGAAGATGATGAACCTCTACTTAGTGGTGGCTCATTAAAGAAAGACGATCTGCTAGAGTACGAGAACCTTAACAAGATTCGTACTTATATGATCCAGCGTAAAGGTGTTGACTACAAAGACAAGAAAGCTGATGAAGTTGTAGATGACTTTGTGGATCACATGCGTTGGTTCAACAGTAACCTAGTCTCTACAGGTGGTGAAGTACGTTTTATCTCTAAAGCTGATGATGATCAAAAGCGTATTGCACGTGATGCTTATCAACTGTACGACAATCTAGGCAACGTGTTTGTCAACGATGGTTTCTATGGTGCGCTTGATGGTGTTAAGGATTACATCTTTGCTGCTGCTGCAGACCCAACAAACTACGTAGGTGTACTTACTGGTGGTTTAGGTAAAGCTGCTGCATACGGTACAACACAGGGCGGTAAAGCTCTCGTACGTAAAGCTGCACAAGAAGCAGGTGAACGTGCTGTACGTGAAGGTATGGACGGTGCTGCACAGAAGAAGCTAGTAGACCAAGCTGTAGATCGTGCTGTTACTCGCCTTGCTGAGAAAGGCGTTAAGGGTAAGACTGCTGATCGTGTTATCAAGAATGTTGCTGCTAAAGAGAAAGAGATATTCTTAGCTGGACTACGTGAGTCTGCAGAACGTGGTGCTATGGAAGGTGTAGAAAAGAAAGCTCGACGCTACAGCCTGTATGGTACAACTGCACTAGACGGTACGTTCTCTGTGCTTAACGATTACCAGATACAAAACGTTATGCTAGACGTAGGTGCACAGGAAGAGTACAGCAACCTGCAATCCATGTTTAGTTTTGGCTTAGGTGTTGTTGGTGGTGGCGCACAACTTGTAGCTGGTGCTGCTCGTGGTGCTAGTAAGCTAGAAGGTATAGAAGGTCAGCTTGAACGTGGTGCTATGCGTCAAGAAGTTGAGAAAGAGATAGCTGCTGCACTACCACCCAAAGAAGTTAAACGTGCAGCTAAGGCTGTCAAAGATGCTGTGGATTCATGGGAAGTAAAGTGGAAGCGTGGTAAGTCAAACTTTGATAACCAAGTTACACCTGCTGATCTAGTGCATGACATCATGCTAGGCGAAGATGGTAAGGGTGGCTTAGCTAAGATATTCAAAGACAACAAGATGACACTAGGGCGTAACGACACTGTGTCGGATGTTATGACAAACCTTGTACGTCAAATGCCTGAAGAAGACTTAGCAGCTATTAACACACGTTTGCAGAACAGTATCGGTGTTACACTAGGTGAGACATCCGAAGCTAAGATTTCTCTTGGTGATCTGTTAGCTAAAGACATTCGTACATCTGCACAGATGCTTAACGTTATGTCACAGACACGTAAGACTATTGATGGTGGCCTAGCTCATGCTACAGCTATGATTGATGACATCACAAAGCGTGGTGATATTAGTGAAGCTATTGCTGAAGAACAAGCTAAAGCGGGACGTGCAAAGATTGGTCAGTATGGTCAGTCTGTGTGGCGTAGATTGCTTGTATCATCACCTGCTACTACTGCTGTTAACGTCATGGGCTTTGGTCAGTACTACGTAGGGCAAAGCTTAGCTGATCTATTTAGTGCTACAGGTTTGATGGCTGCATCTATACGGTATGGTAACTCTGCTAAAGGTAAAGAGCTACGCCGTATGGCTGGTGTGTATAAGACTATGCAAGCTGAAAAGATGCGCTACTTGCTAGACCCATTCACTACACATGATGCATACATGTCTTTCCTTAAGCAACACGAGGATGTATCCAAGGTACTCTTTGAAAGCTTTACAGGTGGTGTAGAACGTAGCGCTAAACGTTTTGGTATTGACGAGAAGTCTAAGTGGTTTAATCGTACAGAGAAAGTCACTGAAGCTATGAACCGTCTTACTGGTGTTAAGGTGCAAGACACATTCACCAAGTCACAGATGTTCATGGCTGAGATGGATAAACAACTACGTCTGCAGAAGAATGGTAAAACGCTTCAAGATGTACTAGCAGAAGGAACACTAGATGACATTGATGATGGCGTACTTAGCATGGCTCTTGATACTACACTCAAGTCTGTTTACTCAAAAGATTACACAGGCCAAGATCAACTCTTAGGTGGTGTAGCTAAGTTTGTTGAGACTATCTCTAACACACCTGTGCTTGGTACGGTGCTACCGTTTGGACGTTTCATGAACAACGTCATTGCTACAACGTACCAGTTTTCTCCTGTCGCTTCAATCAATGCTGCAGCACGTATTGCTAAGTCTCAGTTCGACAACACAGGCACTAAGATCAGTGACATCGAAGCTATGTCTCGTGGCCTAGTAGGTACTACAGGCTTGATGATGGCAATGCATTATGATGAAGAGCGTCAAAAGAAAGGCTTAGCTTACAACGAGATTGATGTAGGTGGTGGTACTATCGTTGATGCAAAGAACACATTCCCGTTCTCACTATGGCTAGTAGCTGGACGTGTTGGTAACTTGATGCGTAAAGGTGAGACAGTAGGTGAAGACCTTATGACTGAACTCACATCTCAACTAGCTGTTGGACAGGTAGCTCGTGACTTCCAGTTCGGCAATGATCTAAACAATGTGGTAGATACTTTCTTGAATATGGAAGGTGGATCACGTGAAGCATCACTAAAAGGTTTGTACAAAGCTGGTGGTAACTTTGCTGCAGGTTTCACACGTCCGTTAGACGCAGTGAATAAACTTACGGGTTACATCACAGAAACTGATACAGCTAAAGATGTACGTCAAGCTGAAGGACTAGGTGTATTCACACAGAGTGCAACCAAATACTTTGACAATATCTTAGAGGTGTTTGATAAGAACATCGAAGGTGTTACAGGTGAGCAGCTTCGTATAGCTACACGTAAAGGTGAGATATACGATGCTAACCCACTAGCACGTATCTTTGGTATCACTGTTAAGCGTGGACGTACAGCCACAGAGAAAGCGTACTCATTAGCTAACATGGCAGAGTGGACAGCAAGTGAGCGTAGCCAAATGGCTGATTACGACAAAATGTTTAACTCACACCTAGCTCCTATCCTTGAACGGGCCACAGACAACTTGATTCGTGATACTCGTTACATTGAAGGTGACACTGATGTACGTAAAGAGATGCTACGCTCTACGCTACGTGAAGTTAAAAACAAAGTACGTCAATACACTAACGAGGATGCGCCTGGTAAGACTCGCTTGATGGCACTACGCCGCAAGGCTAACATGACAGGCAATAAGCAACTACGTGCTAAGGCAATGGATGCTATGAAGAATAGGTTCAACTTCAGTGGTAGTGTGTCGGATATGACATACAAAGAGTTAAAGTTCTTTATGGATTACATTGATTACTTAGAAGACTATCTCAAACCCGGATATGTTACACAATAAAGAGAGGGGCCAAGCGGCCCCTTTACTTTTTAATACCGTGTATGTCTGCACTTCGTTCTGCCCACATCTGCACCTCTATTAAGTTCTTCAGCGCTTCGTGTTTCTCTTCTGTGCTGTGTAAGTTATCTACTATGTATTGCTGTAGATTCCTGACACCTTCATGTAACCCCGCCCTAAACTGCTTATGTCTCCCAGAGATGAATGCTTGTGCTTCTTTCTCTAGACTCATATACCTTCCTTCATAAAGACCTTTACCCATTGTGCACAGATGTCACTACGTATGATGTCATCCACACCAAACTCCACAACAGGTACAGGTATCATGTGTTTCTTTGCTAGGTGAATTACTTTAGACAGACCATCACCTTCCTTCAAGTCTGACTGTTGTATGTCACCATTAAGTACTATTG